ACTTGTTCCGGCTTGAGTTTGAAACCTTTGAGGCGGTTGCCGATCCCGACACCCCAAAAAGTATCTAGGCTTGATAGGCTAGGTATAAATGCTTTGTTGGTAGAGCTGATTGCCCTGCCGGTAAATGCTACTTGTATTGCTTTTCGTATGTCTGCCATAAGTGTTAGATCGTCCTAGCCCGATATTCCTTTTGCTTTTCCTCTAATAATGCCATACACACCGACCAAAAGCTATCGCCGTGTCCCTCTGAACTTTCAAAGGCTTGCAGGTCGGACGTTACCGCTAACATCTGGTCAAGCTGTCGTTTGTCATTGATGAACGTGACCCTTTCCCCTGTTACTGCGCTATCTAGGTTGGCAGCCATTGAGTTTTTGCTGCGTAGTCCAAAGACCACAGGTTTCATTTGTCGGGGCAGTTTGCCTTGCTCGTCAAAGCCCTCAAACTCGCCTCTAGTATTATCATACCGCAAAAGGCTTATGTTGAATAACCTGATTATTTCCACCAAGTGATTGACCTGCGCCTCGTAATCCCAATTATCAAACCACTGCGAAAGCAACTGCCGGTAGAAGTAAACGCCTAGTTCCTCATTTCGCCACCGTTCAAATACGGCAAGGTGGGCAGGGTGCGTGTGCTTGCCGATGTCGTAGCCGGCAACAACGTCATTTTCGCCGGTGTATTCACGTTGGTTGATGAGCGATGTGTCTACCAGTTTCATCAGCTTGGTTCGGGGTATATAGCTGTCCTCGGTGTATGCCGGCTTTGCTCGGTACTCTTGGTTGAAAGTCTTTTCGCCGATGGTCTGCCTGATCTGCTCAAGCTCGTCAAAGGTGTGCCACTCAACCCAAAGGGCGACACGGTTCGCCTCATCTTTCATACTGTCACGGATGTTGGTAACAAACCGCTTTTGCAATTCCTCATCAAAGAAAAAGTCGTCATAGGTCTGCGGCGTACCCACGATCCGGCACACACCGCCTTTGTTCACCATCGGTATAATTTCCGTCTTGATAACACGGTTAATCTTGTGGATCACAACCGGCGCAAGTTTGTTTTCGGGGTCTTTCAGTGGGTCGTCAATGTAAATGCGATCTGCGTGAATACCACGTTTGAACGATAGTAGCCCCTCTGGTGCGACTGTCACACGAGCTTTGCCGTTCCAAAAGTCCAAGATACTGTCCGACTGCGTATTGAGGTCTTTGATCCCACGAAAGAACGGATTACGAGCCATAAACTGCTTGATCTTGGCAAGGTGGTAGCGGCTCAAGGTGGTGTTGTAGCTGAAATAGTGACCCTCAAGGTCTTTCTCGGCGGTGAAAATATCGTACATCACCTGATCGTATAAGCGTGTTGATTTGAAATGGTCACGCCCTGTGATGTCCATAGTCCAAGGGTGCTGTTCCATACCGTCAATCACCTCATCAACGTATGAGCCGCCCACAAATGGGTCAAAACTAGCACTGAATACCTTGTAGGTGAAATGGTGAAAGCCACCCACCGGCGCACGGCTCTTGCGTTTGGCGATTTCAATTTGCGCCTTGATCTGTTTGATACTAGGCATTGTGGGCAACCTTTCTAGCATAGTAGGCTGCTTGCCGGCATTTGTCGGTACAGTATTTGCGCCGCTTTTTTGTTTCAAAGAACTCTAGGCATTGGGCGCATTTACAGTAAATAGCTATCATTACTATAGTAAAGCGCACTTACTATAACAAAACAACCCTTATGCTAGTCGTCAGTGCCGCCGGCAGCTATCTTTTCCAACTCATCATCTGTCAGGTCGCTGAACTCACTGACCTCTTTGACCTCGTGCTGTGTCCTTGGGGCGAACTCATCCTTGCGGCGGCGTTCCAATAACCACTTGGCGTGTTCGGCTTTGCTGACTGCGACACGCATTGTTTTTCGGGCGGTCAAAATCATATCGTCTTTCCACCCCTCAACTAACTCCGAAAAATCAGTTTTGGTTTGCTCATCCATTTGTTGCACGAAAAGGTAGTAGGTGCTTTCACTGATCCCTGCGTACAATGCAGCCTCTTTGTTTGTGCAGCCTAGCAAAAATGCGTATTTCAAATCTTGCAGCACCGTTAGCGTTATGGCTGTCGGTCTGCCGAACTTATCATTGATGTCGCCCTTTGGCACAAATCTAGCAAGGTCGTTTGTCGCAACCTGCTTGGTTGGTTTGGGTGATTTACTTTTAGGAGTTTTTGCCATACTACAATCCTATCACTTTTTGAACTTGATGATGTGGCTGCCCATCAGTAGGCTTGCTAGGGCTTTCCACCATCCTGTTTGAACGATGAACCACTGTTGGTAGTCGGGATTTTCACGCCGGACACGTTTTACGGCACGGTTTATGTCCAATGCCCAAAACTCGGTTAGCTTTGCCTCTACGCCACCTGCGCCTTTTTTGTAGAGTACGAACTTGAACCAATGACCTTTCATAAAGTCCCCCTGAATATGATTATTGCGCTCGGAAATGGTGCGCTGTTTTTCTGGTCATCAAACTTGAGCCGACCCTTGATAAATCGTATCTCGGTGGCTTTCATACAAAAGTCGTGCCACCACCTTGTGTCGGTGCGGCTAGGTATCAAAAACACAACTGTCTTACCTTTCTGCCACTCTGCGTAGCCCTTGGCGATCCACTTGGGCAACTCGTTTCCGTAGGGCGGATTAACATAGTTCGCCCCCCCCCCAATCGGATGTCAAACCATCAACCGTATACTTTGGTGGGCAAGGGTCGTGGTCAAAACTAAACTCTGCGTCTAGGATTTGGTATACGGCTTTTGGGGTTTTCCAATCAAGCCTTTGGCTGCTGTAGTGTACTTTCATCCTGTTTTTCCCTCTGTTGTTTATGGTAATCCAAAAACTCACCGATCATACCGTGTAACTGACCGGCAAGCTGCTCATCTACTAAAATTGGTGGGGCGATTTCGTCATTGACGACAAAGCGAAAGATCATACCTCGTGGATCGGCTGAAACGTAGCACTTGTTTGACGCAATAACATTGGTCATTTTCTCTAGCCGTTTGAGTTGGGGGTTGAAAAATCCCGACATAGTTTGCTGTTCCTTTCGTCCTTACATAATACCATAAGTGGCACACAAAGGGCAGCGTTTCGGATTGAGGTTGCAAGCCTAGTTTCCGTCCTGCCGGACACCTACTTTACTGCCCTGTGTCTACCACCATCTGTGACTACGCCAAAAGCTCTCTGCGCCGTCCCAACCGCCATAGCGACTAGCGGCATAACTGCTAAAATAGCTGATTTGGCAACTAACATCAAGTGTCGGGCATACAGCATATAGCTTGCTTGCCGGACACGCCTGACCTAGCCCAACGCAACCCTCACTGTTCGTGGCGGTGGCGTTGTAGGTACTTTCGTGACAAAAAACATAATCCATACCGTGCAAACTGTCCTGATTGGCGCAACTACCGGCATAGGTAGCTTGGGTTGTGGGCGCACTCGCAACCGGACTAGCCACAACTGGTTTGTCGTGGCATTGTCCGTCTTGCGCCCAAATCCACTGCGTATCAGGACAGGTTGGCGGCGTAGGTGGGGTGACAACAGGTGTCGGGGCAGTAGCAACAACCGCCGGCGCAACCGACTTGCTTTTAGGCAAAGCCTCTGCGTGTGCGGTCTGTGTGATCGCCGGCAGTTTCTTTTCGTACATTGGGTCTGACTTTGCGTGTGGTGAGCCGGCGGCTTGCACAAACATAATCATTACCACGATTGATATTGCTAATTTCATAGCGTTGAAAGCAGTCAGGATTGGTCGTTTTTGGCTTTCAGCGTGTCCTTGTTTAGATGACCCACTCATTGTAGCAAGTTGCTTATGATATGCAACGCCTAGCGCACGTTGCTAATCAAAATCCAAATGCCTGTTAAGCCGTTGATGGCTGCCAAAACTTCTTTGGCGACTGCTGATAGTTGCAGGTAGCCGGCAAGGTTCATAGCGGCGATCACAAAGGCTAATGCCAAAGCGACTTTCACTGCTGATGTTGCGTACTGCTTGACCTGATCTCGTTTACTTGGGGTGGTGATTTCTTTTTTCATTGGTTTGCTGTTCCTTTGCTAATTTATTGATTGATGAACGTGTACTGGTTTGGCTTTTGGTAGTGCCAAATTGTGAATAGGTTTTTGTTTTTTGTTTTAGCCATATTTGTTTTCCTTTCGTTTTAGCTAATAGTTATATACTAGCAAACAAAAGCGGTATTGTCAATGGTTTTTCCATTGTTTTTTGGGCTTACTCTGTTTGACTACCGTGTAATAGTGGTCACGATGTTCCGGCAGCCACAGTTCCAGTAAGAATTGCCGGCGTATTTTGTAGTCATCGGTTTCAATTCCCTTTGCCTCTAAAAGCTCAAAACTGTTATCAAGATGGTGAATACGAAAGTCCACCTTGTGATTTTTGCGGATCGCCGGCGTACCGTCCTTGCGGTAGGCAATCATTTCAACCATAAATTGGGTGTCATAGGCTTTGATTGCGCCGCTATCTACCTGTTCCTGCAACTCGTCACCGATTGAACGCTCAAAACGGCTGTCAAAGCCGCCGGCGGTGCGGTGCTTGTTGAAATTGCTAGGCTTGAAATATGTGCGGTAAGGCTCACCCATCAGGCTTTGCCCCCTCGTATGACGTACAGTGCCGGCGTGTGCGGCTCGTCAGGCTGTTGCATTTGCTGTACCCCATCCGACCCAATATGTGGATCACATCGTCCAACTGGCGTTCTACTAACGACAATTCGTTCAGTAGTCGGTTCTGCCGTGACAATAATTGATCTCGGTGCTGCTCTACCTTTGCGATTTTTTCGTGCTGTTCCACGCTTGCCGATCCTTTCAAGTATTGACGCTAGTATCAGGCAGCCAAGCCCAAAGTACAAGACTGGCAGTAGAGTGTGTGCCATATACAGCGTGTCATTTAATGTTGTGCTTTCCATTTTTGCCACCAAACTTTTTAGGGGCTACGTCCTCATATCGCAACTTGAACTTATCAAGTGCTGATCGGCTTTGCCCACCTTTTTTTGCCGCCTTTGCTAGTCGCCTCTTTGAGCTGCGACTTTTCCATTGAGCCAAACCCACGAAGTGCGGTTTTTTCAGTGATCGTTTTGCCGCCTTTGCGACCCAAACGGCGGTTCTGATCGGTAGTGCGATTATGTGCGCCACTGCCGACACCACTGCTGCTGCTAGTTGGTCTATTTCGTTCATTTGCCCCCTTGTTCATCGTCAATTCTCCTTGCTGCAGTTGCTACGTCAATAGTAAATGATATTGCGGTCAGCAAAAACAGGTATAGGCTTAGTGCCAACCAACCGGCAACAATCGTGATCCAAATGCCGAAAGCGGTTAGCGTCATCAAAACTAAAATGCTAGTCGTCCTCATACTGTACCTTTCTGCACTCACAGTGCTTACCTTTGCAATTATAGCCCATTTCAATACGTTCGCACGGCGTGTCATCGTAGGCGAAACACCACAGGGCGATCAAACCTACGATGATGATTACTACCCAAATCATCGCTGCCGGCTTGCTTTCTTGCGCTGCCGTGCCACCTTGCGCCGTTTCAACAGGTCTTTTTTGTAGGTATAGTCACGGCTACCCCAATGCTTGGGTGGGCGTGAACCCTTTTTGATGTCCTCAATTTGACTTTCCACCAGTCGTGCCATTAGTTTGCCTTTGCCTTTGCTTTCTGTCGGGCGTTCCAATCCCGCTTTAGTGCTTGCAATTCTAAATCAAAGTCGGTCAAGTCCTGCAAGCTATTGAACCTAACTGCCCCCCTTTTCATCTGTTTCAGCGTATCTTTGTTGATAGCCTCAAGTGATCGGGCGATAGTAATTTGAACCTCTTGCACCGACAATTTTTTGTCGTCCGGTATCAAAAATGCAAGCTCTAGCCGGTAGTTAGTTATTTTCATTGAGCAAATCCTTATTCTGGTGTATATTACCGATTATTTCAAAGCGTTCCAGTGGGGCAAACTGCGACCAACCCCAACCGTCCCATTTCATAGCACCTGTTGGCTTTTTGCCTTTCCAACTTTTATCTTGCAAGATGTCGCCCTCGTAAATTGGATCGCCGTTTTTGTCCTCTAGTCCGGTCAGTTGCCCTAGCGTTTCCGGCACGACCTGTTCGCCGAACCACTTGTTTTTGGTGTCCTGCCATACGATGACAACCCTACCATCACGATTGACTTGCGGAAATCCGTACACAAACTTGCCTGTGCTGCGGATCATACCCCTATAGTTTATCTCTCTCATTTTTCAACCTTTCTTGGGGCAGGGCAAGGGTCGCCCCTGAAATGCCAATGCCCACAATCTTTACAACACGTTATCATTATTTTTTCCTACCTTTCCACTCTGCCTTAGTGGGTAAATCAAGCACATCACCAACACCAAGCAGGTTTGGCAATCTGCTGTTGCCCTCTACCACCTTACACATCGCAACGTAGTCTGCTATTTCGTGCTGTCGTAGCTTGACCCTGCCGGTATGCTCGGCGATGTACATAAACGTCTGTCCTGCTTGGATCGTGTGCCGGATCATCCGTGTCGCCTTGCCTGTGCCACGAACTGGTCATATTGCTTGGTAGCACGTTCCTGTTCGCTCAACCAGTCCATAATCTTTTTGCCGGCAGTGAACAGATCATCTAGGCACTCATAGCCTAGTTTTGCGGCTGCCAACTCTGCGTCAGCATTGATTAGGTCAATCTCGGCAGCCTGTACGCCCTTGTCGTTATCAACGTAGGCTTTGCGGTCATCTGCGTTGGACAGTTTGCCCTTTTTGGCTGCGCTGCTTGCCTCAAGCATTTTGGTAGCTTTCAGCACCTTGAGCCGACCCTCACACTCTTTTTTCTCAACCGTTGCATTGACGATGGCTTGTGCGGCGTTCCATTTGCGCTGCGGCGTACTGCTTATCATCGTTGCGACTGTCAGGATGTCAAATTGCTTGGGCTTGATCGTGCTAAGTGCCTTGAGGTCTTTTGCGTAGTTGTTGAGCGTGGTTTGCAGCCGTGTTTCCTTGAGCTTTTTTGCCATCACTTGCCCCCTAACTTGGCTGCCATATTGCGTTGGATCGCCGGATCAGCCCTTACCTCAATCTCACAGTAAGCCAAATCGTCATCAGCAACGTCAGGGTTATACATAACGAGCCGTGACTTTTTCTTACCGGAAATCATCATATTGAATTGCAACTGCGACATTATTTTGAACGGTATGTCGCCCTTTTTGCGGATCGCTAGGTGCTTTTTTTCGCCAAAGCACTTGACCTCAATGAGCCAATCGCCATCAAGACCGTCAGGGCTACAGCCGGCGTTCGGGTATTTGTCGTTGACGACAAACCCGACCCGATCAACCGTTAGCTCGTGGATCGCCTCGTATACCTCAATAGCCTCGTCCTCTAGGATGTGACCACGCTGCGTAAAATAGTTGCCGTTGAACGTCCGGTAGTTTTCTTTCAGGGCTTGTTCTAGCCCCCTCGTGAGTAGGCTATCGGCGATTGAGCCGGTAACCTTGTCCTCACGAGCTTTTAGCCACTCGTCCGTGTTTTGGGTGATTTCAAGTATCTGAATTGCCATCGTCTTGCTGTTCCTTTGGCGGCGTTGCCTTTGCTTTCTTAGCCTCAATTATAGACTTTTTCTTGGTCGGTGTCGCCTTGACAATATCGGCTAAACCAACAACCTCATTGTCTTTTTCCTCAATGGCGGCGGTGATGTCGTTGAAATGCCGCTTACAGGCACGTTTGATGACCGACTTGAGCCAAAACTCACTTTCCCACTTGTCCCAAAGCCTAGGGTTTTTGCTGCCGTCACGCATTTTTTGGTAGTCCTCTTGGTTCAGGGTTTCCAAAAACTCACCTCTAGTGTTCTTGATGACACAGTATGCGCCGATGATCGTGCGCTGCTTGCTTTCAAATGGGTCAGCGATGTTGTGTTGGTAGATCACTGCGCCGCTTTCCTTGGCAAAACTGTAGGTGTCGCCGTCACGGATCAACTGCAAGTCAATCACGGTGTTCGGGTAAACCTTGTAAAGTTTGTTCTTGAAAGCCTTGTAGGTAGGCATATACATACGGTTGCCGGTCAGGGTGTAGTTGATCCCATCCAAGGCGAAATCGTTGTCTATGCACTCTGCGATTGACTGTAGCAGGAAATCGGCGGCGTAGTGGTTTTTTGCAACCCACTTACCGTTTTCCTCTTTCTTTTCGGCAATCTTTTTCTGAACGTACAAAATGCTAGTATCAACCAACACCTTGTTTTTCTCGTGGGCAATTACGATACTTGCCGGCGTGTCTTTGTCAATTTCAGGGCAGTATTTTTCGTAAAGTTTTTGCTTGACCTGCTCAATAGCGTCCATTACTTAAATCGCTTTACTAGGTAGCTTGTTACTTTTGGTGAACAACCCTTTGGCGGTTCGCCGTTCAATTTTGCGGCAGTAGCGATCTTGGTTGTGTCCGGCACTTTTTTGATGAACTTGTTAGGTAGTAAGTCCAAATCCACATCGTAGCTTGTACGGTTGGCGATGGTCAGGGTAACTAGGTCGGTCTTGATTGAAACGATATTGTTATCTTTCATCACCTGTTCTACCTTGCCCCACACTTCGCTTTCCAATTTCCTAAAACTTTGCTGTGCCTCAATGAATTGTGCGAACTTTGGGTCAGCTTGTAATTCATTTTGCAACTGCTCTAGTTTGGTTTGCTCACTCTGGTAAAGCTCAAGTTCCGACTTGACCTGCTTTTCCACTTTGATTTGATCTTTGATAGGCATTTGCTGTTCCTTTCGTTAATTGTTACTTGTCTAGTTTAGCTTATAGCATACAAAATAGCAAGCGACTGGTATTATTTATCTGTAGTCCACTGGTATAGGTTCTTGCTGTTCCAAATGCCAGTGGCTACTTTTTGATGTAAGGGCTAGTGTCGCCCAACATCCGGTCAATGAGTGTCAAATCCGTTAGGTCGTCTAGTTGGCGGCGTAGCAAGGCTTTCGCTGTCAAATAAGCTCGGATTTTCTGTATCAGTTTTTTCATCGTTTTTATTGTCTTTCTGCAAACTGTCGGCTAATTGCTGATCCAGTTCTGCGTTAGTTGCTATTGCTCGGCGGCTCGGTTCACCTTTGATTGGGTAGCCCAAATAGCTTTTCCAATCGTCAATGTTCCAACCTCGTTTTTTGGCGACCTCTGCGCTTGTCGGCACAAATTGTTTTTCCACGTTTTGGATTTTCGCCCTGATCCGTTTGATATTGTCCTCTCGTGGTAGCTCGTACAGCTTTGTGATGTCCACATAGACTGCGCCGCCACGTTGCAACAAATATGTTGGGTAGAACTTGAACCAAAGTACCTGTGTGAGCCGTATGTCGCTGTTGCGGCTCTGCTCATCGGCTTGCAAGACCGTTCGTATTTGCCTTTCTAGTTGTCCTTTCGTCATTAGATTACCTCGGAAATTATGGTTGATAGGCTTGGTCGTTCAGCATTATAGATCAAGAGGTAAGCACGATTGCCGGCGATACCGCCTCGGCTCGGCAAACCCTTGAAAAACTTTGCTATGGCGTAATCGTGAGTGTTCCAGTGATCCCTAGGGGTTCGCTTGATGTCCCAATGCTTACGCACTTTTTTTGCCCTCTGCGTCTGCCTCGGCGATTGCTAGATCAATGACTGATCGGAAGAGCTTGAGTTCGTCTAGCGACATCCATTTGCAAAACTGCGACTGGCTGCTGTCAAAACTGATGGCTACTCGTGGCTTGCTGTAAGTGCTGATTGATACCTGCACCACTGCATTTGTGCCGTCCGATAGGTCAAAGTCTTTCATTATGCTCATAGTACCTCTATGGCTGCCATAATGAGCGCAAGCTCGGCATTGTTTCTAAATTGGTAATTCACGTTGCTGTTCCTTTCTTTTAGCTTATTGCTCTCTAATCGTACACCCTGCAATTCAGCTTGTCAATGGTTTTTCAATTGTTTTATTTATATCTGTGGGCGTGTTTTTACACCCCCTTTTTTGCTTGTGCTTGGGGGCTATACCGACACGTCTTAACTACAACTTTACCGATAGTAAAGGGTGCTTGTTGCTTATCCTATTGATACAACTATTGTTTCTAATCTGTGCATACGACAGTCCTTTTTCAATCGTTTGAAACCGTGACGTAGGCAACTAGCGCAATAAATCATAACCATATTCTAGCAGTGATTGTTAAGGTGCATACGTTTACTATCGTATAAAGGCTAGAGTTTACAGTCCTAGCAACCGAGTTAGTTATTCGTGCCACTCCTGCACATCTACCAGCTAATTTCAAAGGCTTCTGGTCGTCCGCTAACTAGCGTCCTGTCTACCTTAAATTGGAGTGTAAGAGGAACTAAAAACAGCCCTCTCGCAAGCGGCTGTTAATTAGTAGACAGAGATTAGTTGTACCACCATTATAGCAATACTGAATAACCCTGTCAATAACGACAAGCATACTTGCTACCAACTATTTCTCTGTCTAAAGAGAGTTCATTGGTAACAAGTATATTATCAAAGTCGCCCACTATAAGTCC